ACATTACAATAGATAAGTAACGAGATAAATACTAGTGTCTGCACCAGCTCTTAGAACACAACCAGTTGACCGCAGACGTTTAAGTATGGCGGACCGCTCTAGCTATAAGCCTCAGGGACGCTTAGGGGCGATTGCTAAGGCCAAAGCATTTAAGAGTAACTGGGCTTCACAGCAAAAGCGCAAGCCTTTTGCAACCGAGCAGAAGCCAGGCACAGGTGGCTTCAAGCTGGGCAGTGCAGCTATCTACGAACGGCAGCGGATGGAAGGAGCAAAGGAACGCAGAGCAAAGTCATTCCGCCCCGAGAACGCAGTCAGCAGAGACATTTACCAGAACCTTGCTACTTAATCTTTTGCAAGCGGCTGAAGCCTTGCTTAGCTACATCCATAGCTTCAGCAACATCACCGCCTTCCAATAAATCCATAACGGTGGCGCGGTAGATACCGGCGACATCACCTAAGCCAGCAGCTTCAAATCCTTCCGCAGTGGCGTTGGCGAGGGTTGCGACTTGCTCTGAGCCCTCGACACGGCCTGCGATACCAAAGTCAAGTTGCATAGGACGGCCAGTTGCTTTGTTGTAGAGCACGTTGCCGCCGTGCCTGTCTTCTAAACGTACACCTTTTAAAGCAAGCGCTCCTAGTTGCTGGTTAACTCGTACAGCATCCCTGCCGCTAGGCCACTGAGAACTAGTCCCGTGAGGTTCAAAGTTATCTCGTACATCTGCCATTTCAATACGGTTACCAATTCCACCAGGGAATGTTTCTAAACCAGCTATACGTGGAGCAATGCCCATCTCAGCAGCAATAGCTTGAAGGTTAGCTTCATCTGTTAATGAACGACCAGGGAAGCTTTCATCAGCTACGTGCCCCTGCTTCATCACATTGCCTGGAACATCAGAGGCGTAAACGACAGCATTACCACCAGCTCCAATAGGCTCGCTACGGTTAGCTGCAAGCTTACCTTCTCTAAGGTAATCTTTAATGAGTTCACCAGCTTTACGCATTTCATATTTACTTAGGCAATATATCTATTCTACGAAAACAATAAAAAAGAGCTGACGATAGTCAGCCCTCAGTGTTATTTAGTTTGTCAAGCTCTCGTTTTGCTGCACCTATAAGCCAAGCGTGAGAGAGACCACGTATAGGTCTCTCATTAACAATGCGTTCTAGGTCTTCAATAGAGCGTTTGTTTTTTGGTTTTTTCATTTAGTGTAAGTACGTCCACGGTAAGTGAATGTGCCGTGCACTTCACCACCTTCAACAGGAGCGACAGTTTCAACACCACGGTATGCGCGATGGCGCAGGTGTGCGAGTTCACGTGCTTGCTCATTGGCAGCACGACGGTTTTGGTTGTGGACTTTCATCAGACCACGGATCATTACGTTAGACATTGGAAACCTCCTAGTGTTTAGAAAACTTCCCGTTCCTTCGGCTCTTGCCTACTTGCGTCCACAAAGTGGATGAACGATATATTTTTAGTATAAACGGATACTATTGTTCACGGCGAACACTATCGCACTTTAAGCTTGACATCGTATCCGTGCCCAGGTTTAATAAGCCCTAACTTATCAGCTAATCCTCCTGCTGCATTAGTAAGGTTATTTTTTAAACCATAGGTATCGTCATTTCCAACAACTACACCGTTAGTAAACTTGCCAGGCTTTTTGTACCAATTGAAATCATAGCGATCTACAATAACACCGTCTTTAACTTCATAGCGACCTAAGCTATTTGTAGTAGCATCTGCTGCATTTGGGTTGTAACTATCTGATGTGTAATTACTAGGAGTTGCTCCTTTAAAAACTTTATAATTCGAGTAATCTTTTAAATCTTCTGTTAAACGTTTGATAGTTCCTTTGACATCATACGTAGAAGCGTCAGTAGAAAGTTGATTTCCTTCACCTAAGTGTAAAGTATCCGGCCATTTACTTTGCAATCCTTGAATCTGCTTTTCACGAGTAATATAGTCTTGAACAGCTTTTGGATTTTGAGGAGAACCTACTCCCATTCTATGGTCTCTGATATTAATACCAGAAGATTTTTGCTGTGCAAGCAAATCTTTAATCTTTGCTTCATCACTAACAATACTGTCGTCTTGTAAAGGAGTGAGCTCTTCAAGTTTTGTTTTTATTGAATGGTATTTATCTTTGCGCTTTTGATATACATCATTGCCAGCAAAGTTTGCAGCTCTTACTGCTTCAGCTGCTTTAATATCATTAGGCGTTTTAGTTAAAGGAACTTCCGTACCAGTTAAATATCTACCAAACATTCCAGCATCAGAAGGAATTACTCCTGCTTCCATTCCAGAATCAATAGCAGGCACAACAACTTTATCTCGGAGCTGTTTAGCAGCGTACTTCAATTCATTTGTTACTGCTCCTTTAGCTTGATCTAGTTTTTCACCTGCAAAGCGTGTAATTTTGTCCCACATGACAAAGCTAATTCAATATTTATATTGTATCTTCAATAAATTGCAACTCAAGAGATGCTTTATTGAGTTCAATGAGCATATTTTTTACAGCCTCTTGCTCAGAAGGCTTGCCACCAGGCCACTTCTCTAAGTACCTATCGACACACTTCACCAGTAAGCGAAGTGCATCTTGGTCAACTTGAAAGTTAAAGTACAGCTCGTCTTCCATAGCATTAGAGATTAAGACCAATTAGCATTGCAGTCAGCGTACAGATAACAAGAGCAGCGTAGTAGTTAAAGCCTGCGTATACTTCTGCGTTGTACGGTTCTGTTTTTATAATTCTATACTGTGGACCTACAAAAGATTGAGCGAACTCTGGAAGCAAAAACTCTGGTATAGAGATAGATGCAATCTTCTGAATGACAGTACGGACATCTTCATCAGTCAGGTCAAACCATTCTGATTGCGGCACACGCTTAGCTCCGTACTCTTTGTGTAGCTGTTTCTCTAGTTCACGGTAAGCATCCAGCTGCCAGTAGCCAATGAGTGTGGCTTTGATACCAACAGCTAGAGCTTTGAACCGTGACTTAGGAGCGGTGGTAATACCAATCTTGTAACCACCAAGGATATTATTTTTGAGCAGGTAAATATAACCTGTCTTGACTTCAAGTGTTTGCATAATTATTAGTGAGTATCTTGCCAGCTAGTGCCATGGTCAGCAACAGCAGTGATGGGTACACGGAAGTTGTAGTAACGTCCAGCCTCAGGTGCTGCAGCTTCTAAGAGAGCTTTGACGCGGTCAACCTCTGCAGGTACTACAGACAGTTGAACTTCATCGTGTACGTAAGCACAGCGGGTGTAGTCAACGTTGTACGTTAGTCCTGCAGCGTCAAGCATGTCTTGTCCAACCACCACCCAGCGCTTTGAAAGAATAGCTCCGGCTGATTGCAGGAGATAATTAAGGCTGGAGTGCTCTGCCTTGCAGAAAATAGGACGCCCATCAAGGCCCCTAAGACGACCATATGTCCTAACTTTAAGTTTGACTGCATCAATTAACGGCTCTAATCCTGGAATAGCGTCAAGGAATTTGCGCCGCAGCTCTTGACCTAGCTGCTTCTTCTGCGCATCTGACAGTGCAGGGTTAAGTGAGTGACCGAGCTTTGCATCACCTGCTCCATAGATGAATGCGTACGTGATGGTTTTCACGTCACGCCTAGAGCAACCCACACGGTCAGCGTTCTGCTGGTGAATATCACCGTTGACTACAACGTCAGCAAAGTTGCCGTCGTCATAAGCAGATAGGTAATGCCCAAGTGCTCTGAGCTCTAAGCCCTCAAGGTCAGCACCGACCATCACGTGACCAGGGTGTGGGACAAACAATTGTCGTGCCCACGGTGCACTTACAACCTGCCCAAGGTTGGGACCACGGTGCGCGTTACGACCAGTTTGTGTAGCAAGGGAGCAGCTGTGATGAATGCAGTTGTCTTCCTCGATAGTGTTGAACCAGGAGTTAGCACCTTCACTCAGCTGACCCAGCCACTTCTGCAGAGTGAGCAAGCGGATAAACATCTCGCACTCTTCTTTGAGTTGCTCGTTACCCTGCTGCAATGCAAGGTCACGCATCTCAGACATCGTGGCTTCATCAACCTTGGGCTTACCTGTGTCAGTCACCTTGGTGAAGCGAGCACCACGGAAGTTCTGCAGTGCCCAAGCAATATGCTGCCGGCTAGTTGGGTTGAAATCCAGCAGCTTAGTCATAGGTGCACCAGCTACATAACCCTTGGACTTGTTAGCACGCTTTGGTGTATATACCTTGCCGGGTACGTATACAAATCGTGAGGTGATTGTCTGCTCTAGTTGAGCAGCTTCTTCTTGTAGTTCACCACGTACTCGCTCGGCAGCTGACACATCAAAGCGGAAGCCACTGGCTTCTTGTTGGGCCATGAGTTCAGCCATACGCATCTCAAGCAGCACATAATCATTCATCGGCATCCTCCTTGTTAAATCCAAATGCAAGTGACTTCTCTTCTAGAAGTTTGTCTGCTCTTTGCTTGTGTCCAAGCTTGGCAACACTTTCCATAACTTTCAATGTGTCTTCAGTCGTAGAGCCATCAGGCATACGGCTATGGACTTCATTAAAGAGTGGAAAGAAAATATCAGCAGCTGAAGATAGTTCTTCGTGTGTAAGGGGGTCGCCCTTCTTAGGTGTAGTACTCATGAATAATCCTCCATACGTCGTTTCATTAGTGCCCAAAGCTTGAGCGTTACTTCTGTATCCTGGATGCAATAGTCCAGCATCTCGGGTGTATAAGTAGACCAGTCATTACTATCTGACTTACCGAAGTCACCCTTAAAACACTTTAGCCGGTAACCCCAGGCTTCGAGTGAATGCCGTCCATACAATCGTTGTGGCATTCCGTCTGGCCGACGCTCAAAATCACGGTCAGCAATATGAGGATAGAAAAGACGGCTAAGAACAAGCGTATCAAGTACTTGTCCTCCGGGTGCAAATTCTGGATACTGTTCTTTAAGTAGCGGAATATCATAACCAATAATGTTGTGGCCAATAAGTACATCAGCTTGCTCAAGCTGCTTCACTCCTTGCAGGAGGTCACGTTCAGGTTTATGGTCAAAGATATGAGTGCTGTCATCGCTAGCATCACGCATAACAATGCAGTGAATTCGTGAACCTCGACGGAGTAGGCCAGTAGATTCAAGGTCAAAGATCAGTTGTGTCTTCATCGTGGGTAGTTGCTGCATCTGTTGGATCATATTCATCCGTTTTAAATGGGTCCGCATCTCGGAAGAGCTTCGGGTCAATGTTTCGGTCATAGATATTTTTTGTAAATCTGGGGTCTTCGTCTTCAAACATCGGCTCAATAGCGATGGTCAACTCTCGTGCTAGACGAGCAGCACGTCTGAATTCATCTTTGTAATAAGGCTCCCATTCGTGGGCAAGCACAACCAATCGACGGATACCCATCAGGTGTGCTTGGAATACAGATGTAGAGAATGGATAGCGTGTGCTGTAAATAGTCGCACCAGTTGTTGAGGTACCGTTCTTAGCAGCTGCTGCAATTGCATATGAGATGCAGTCAACTTCGACCTTGCTATCAGTTAGGACACTGCGTCCATCACCAATGATCTCTCGATCACGAACGATGACACAACCTCCAGGAGATTTAGGATGAGTTGAAGCAGACTCAATAGTCTTTGCTACAGCTACAAAGAATCGATCTTTATTTTTTATATAAGTAGGGTCACCTTTAGGGCTTTGCATATGCCACGGAATGATTCTTTTGTTTCTATATTAAGTAGTGAACAAGAAATATGTGAGGAACAAATGGCTAAGTTTGATGGAGAACCAATTGATTTTAGTGACTATAATTTCCATGCAGCAGAGCCAGTAAGTTTTCTTGGTGGTTGGGCTGACGATGTCATTGAATTTAAATCAGATGACAGGGTTAATAGCCCATCACATTACACGCGTGGAACACAAGAAGCAATTGACATTATTGAAGAAGCAATTGATGCTGCACCTACAAACCAAGCTGCTATGTTGCAAGCTCAAGTGCTAAAATACCTGTTGCGTATTTGGCACAAAGATAATCCTGCAGAAGATGCTCGTAAGGCTCAATGGTATCTCAATCGTCTTGTAGATTCGCTAAACTGATATAGCCGCTGGTAAGCGGCCTGATCAGCAGCGCTTGAAGTAAATATACTTGTCGCGTAGGTTAAGTGTCTCGTGAGCGAGGATGTGGTTGCAGAGGATGTCATATACTTCAGCTGTATCTTTAGTCGAGTGAGTGAAGTTAACAGAGATACCTTGTTCATAACCCGGCAGACCAGGTGCATACCAGAGAGTAGGAACTAAGAAGTTCCATGGTTCTAAGTCTTGAGACACCCAACTGTTCAGCTCCTCTAGGCGCTGAGCAGTTTTTACTATGTGCTGTTCATGTGCTTCACATGTAGGAAGCACTGCTTTATTTTGATTAAGCAGTGCGTGCTTCCACATCAGTGAACCATCCTTCAGGATTAACCTGCAAGGATGTACCTTAGTACCTGATGGCAGCTCATAGAAATAACTAGGAGAGATATGCTTACTCATTAGATGGCACCTTTGTTCTCTTCAAAGAACTCAAGGTCCTTAGCCCAGTTGTCCCCTGCATATTCATTGTAGATAACACGACCAACATCACGGAACGTGTTGTAGAACAGCGTTACTTTGTCGATGTCAGTAAGCGTTTGATCGACAGGAGGACCGTATATAAGTAAATTCCAGGTCGAAGGAGAAACAGACTCGAAGCCATTACCTGTGGCTCGAAGTTGCTTAACACGTTTGAACGGGATGCAGACTGGATAATCCCAAATAATAGGAGATGCACGCAGTAGTTCAGACGCACTGCAGAAATATACAAAACTATTAATGTAACCATTGCGGTACTCGTTGATAGTTTTAGTCAGCCAGATACGGCAGTCACGCACAGCACCTTTAGGTGATACCCAGACATTGCCGTGCCAGTGCTCTTTGATTGGATTCACTTCAATGCTTGGCACTGACGTTGCATCTACAAGCACCTGCTGCACAGGGTCACTTGTAGGGTCATAGTCAATGCTGCCCATAACAGTACGGGCACGTTCAATAAGTTGAGGCGTCGGGTAAAGAGGGAGCTTAAGTCCTTTTGCTGCAAGCTTATCCGCTAAATTCTTCTGCGAGCGCTCTAAGGCTTTCTTGGCTCCTACCTGCTTCGACTGCAAAAGTTCTTGTTCCTGCATCACTGATCAATGTAATTAGTACGTTTTCAGACCAGTCATTCTCATCAATCTCTTCCATCAATCCACGCAGAAACTCAAGGATATCTTCATCACCTTCTCGTTCAGCAATATGAATATCAAATTCAATAGCGTGACCTGACATGAAGGTAGTGGAGTCGTTGCAGAGATTAATCACAAGCGAACCAGCTCCGTGCTTCTCCACACCAGTGCAAGCAATGTCAATCAAATCCATAAGGATTAGCTCGGCAGTTGCCACCAAGAATTTCTGTTCATTTTCTTTTTCCTTACCGAACTTGTCGGAAGCAATAAGACTTTTAAGCAGATCGTTTCTTCTAGACATATTTAAATGACTCTTTAATAAGGATAGGTAATTTACTCTTCTGATGTGGAGTTTTCCTCGTTATCAGTAGCTTCTTTCAAGCTATCAGGGTTCGGAATGTTTGATTGACTTGTGTGTCTACCTGCTAACAAGTCAAGCATTGTTGCTTCAAACTTGTCAGCAAATCCTGTGTCAGGGTCAAACATCAAGTTAGTACGTTCTTGTAGCTCAGCTTCAGCAATAATTTTTTCTTGCTCTTTCATTGCTAGTTCGATGTTGTACTCAGCAATTTGCTGCTTAAGTGTATGAAGTTCGCAGGCAAGTTCAAAGCTTTCTAAGTAGCTGTCTTGGTCTACAAAGACTCCAATTTTTTGTGGAATAAGATGAAAAGGATTACAGCAATACTTATTGCCGCAAGTAGTTTTGACCCCGGTATAACCAAGGTCGCCCCAAGTGAACCACATAGCAACCCGCTGAGGATGATGCTGCGTTGATGTACTAATTCCATGTCGTCTCCAAGAAAACTGTGGCATACCAGTACGTTTGTTAATACAACCGTTCCAGTTCCAGCACTCATCTGGTGCACCCATATCTACCTGTGACCAGAACTTGAGTGCTCGCTTCTGCTCTTTCTTGAGCAGTCGTGAGATGTCAAATGAAAGCCTACCCTCACGTGCAGATGCGACACACCTTACACAAGCTTGGTGACTGTCGTATCGCATTGATGTTGCACTGAACCTACCGATAGAGTGACCTGCATACAAACACAGTTCACCTTCTTCAGCAGTATTAGATAGTTGTACATTACGTCTACCGTATGTATGACCACCTACTTTTTTTGAGGGTTGAGCTTCAGCCATCAGAGTTCGTTCTCCTTACGTTGATGTGTACCACCGTGAGCAGGGTATTGCTCTTCAGTAGGCAGCAATTCAAGTTGATTGTTAATCATATATTCAAAGCGAGTACTGTTTTCGTATTTAATTCGTACAAGCTTTGCACGTGGTGTGTAGTACTCAGGTCTACCTACCACAAGGGCAGTCATATCATTCTGTTTGACAAGAACGCGCTGCCCAATCTTAATGTCTTTAGCAAGCATAATATATCTCTTTGATAGTTAAAGTGTAGTGAAAAAGTATTATTACTGTGACTAGAAGTCATTAAGAATATGATCATCTAGTGGCTCATCTTTAGGACGTTGCCAAATACGAACAGACTTAGATTTACCGTTTGCATCTTTACGGCTAGTGACCAAACGTCGCCAGCCCATAGACTGCAGCACGTCAGCAACACGACGACCTTCACGTCTACCTTGACTACGTGGGTCAAGCTCCAGTGCTTTGGTTAGAACCTCAGCAGCAGTAACCTCTTCACGGATAGCTACATAGGTAGCGATCTTATCCATCCAAGGGTCAGGGTCACCGAACTCTTGGATGTACTCAGCAATGGCAGCGATCTCACCGCTGTTGAACTCGTAGCCAACACCGTCACGATATGCCTGAACTGCAGCTGCCCAGAGACTGTCACGTTCTTCGACTAGTTTCTTCCAAGGGATCTGGAATCCACCACCGACTTCGAGTGGGACAAATCTACGGTTACCGGTGCTATCAACCAGAAACTGGTTCCTATTAGTAGTACCAATAAGAACGAACCTACGAGCAAGCTTTGAAGGTAGTGACGCATAAGGAAAGCGCACTTCATCTGTGCGTGTAGTAATCAGGTTCTTAAAGTTCTCAATGTTCCGAGTGTTGAAGTAGTTATCAATCTCAGGAAGCTCAAGCAACCAAGCTACGTGCAGACGGTACTGCTCTTTCATCAGCGTCTCAAGAGGAGTTGTAATCTCTGAGAACAGTGATGGTGGTACAAGGTTGCGAGAGAACATTGACTTACCTACACCTTGTGCACCGACAAGGATGGGCAGCCAAGACATAGAGCAGCCAGGGTTGTATGCCCTAGCTACAGCACCAATCATCATCCGCTGCATTGCAAGAGTGGCAATGTTGTGAGGATTGCCCAAGAACTCTTTGCCAATTGAATCCCACTGTTCGTGAGGCTTTGCGTGAGCAGCACAGTGATCAAGGTACCTACGAATAGGGCAATACTGATTACGTTGCGCGGCATATTGAATAGCAGATTTGATGCGTTGCTCAGGAATGAATACACCATTCTCACAAGCAAGTTTGGTAGTCATCAAGTCAAGGTCTTGACCTTGAAGTACGACTGTCTTACCTAGGCTATCGGTGTATTCGATAGAGCCAGTCAGTTCATTCTTGCGTAAGTCGTGCAAGATTTCTTTTACTTTATCAACGTCATTCTCACGTTGCTTGGCCATATCATCATCTGATTTCTTAGGCCGTCCTTTCCGTTTTACCTGTTGAGTATCAGGCAGCGGTTCAAGTTCAATCACATTATCCATAGGCTTCTCCAATGCAGTTGTAAGTATGTCGTCAAAACTAACTAGCGGGTCGAACTCTGTGTAACCAGCAGCCGACCCAGCTGCCCCAAATCTTAGATTTGACGGCAACTTAGATGTCCAGTTAGGGTCTTGCTTTTTAGCAAGTGAGTACAGTGTAGTGTGGCCGGAATAGTTACCGAGACCACGCCACTTAAACGGTTGAATGTTTTCATTCTTTTCACCGTGATGACCTTTGAGTACCCACTCAACCCAGTCATCAAAGAGAACGCTCCCTACGCCAGCACAAGCGGCCATAACAGGTAGGTAGTAGTCTTCGTACTCACCATCTTCAGAAGGCCGTAGGAAGTTAGCTAGCAGCCACTGACAGCGTTCAATATCAATTTGCTCGGCGTCAGAAGTGACGAAATTTTCTTCGTCATATCCAATGTCTTCCAAGAGAAATTGGGGTACAGGAGTTACCTCTTTGTTGTAAGTAAACTCAGCTTTTGTATTGCCGTACCAGAGACGCTCAGGCTTTTGACCACAGTTATCTTTCAGTCGCTCAAAGCCAAGGTCAGCAAGCAACCTATTGACAATGAGCCAGTAGGCACCACGGTGCTCTGATACTGAGGTCAGCTCACGCTCAAGATAGAAAATGGCACGGAACCTGTGCTCTTCTTCTGTGTGACTAGAGGATGTGTAGGTAGCAGCACACCACTGACGTGCAGTATCTGTCTGCCAAAAGCGAGCGAGGGTAGTGTCACCATCAATGTCAATGACAATGATGTTGCTACCTCTACTGTTTTCAGTCAGACGGTGGCGGTCAGCGAACCAGGTAGCACACCAGCCGAAGCCAGCTTTGACCCAGCCTTCAAGCCAGTGAACGTCCTCAGTAATATTTAACCAACCACTAGCTACCTTCTGCGGGTTGGTCTTGTTCTTGCAGCCCTTGTTGACTGCTATTTTCATCTTCATTATTACCTGCGATTGCGTGAAACTGTTCTGCTCGTTTGATAAAACGAGATTCGTGTAGTGCTAATTGATCACCATCAATAAATATACCTTGCGTTGTTTCTGGCGTAGAAACAATAATCAAAGCAACATCGCAATGATAACCTGTTCTCTCTTCAAGTGCTAGACGGTAAGCCGCCATTTGTTGCGCACATTTAGTATATTTTCTAAACCCACCAAAGCCAATACGGTCACCACGTGCAGGGAATTGTGCACAGTAAGGAGCATTGCTTGTCTTGAAGTCAGCGATGACACGAACACCGCCAATCTCACCAATCAAGTCAGGGCATCCAGCGTATTGATGTTCTGTAGACCAGACGTAAGCTACTTCTCTATCGTCAGAACGTAGGTGGTTCCAGTCAGGACGCAGAGGTCGCTCACTCCAGTGCAGTACATCGAACCAGTCAAGGTACTTACTAATACCTTGCCAAAATGGTTGATACTCTTCAGGCACACCAGGGTCGAGACCACGTAAGTAGTTCTCGCAACCAAGGTGAATAGCAGAGCCACGAGTGCTGGCTTCTTCTAGTGCACCAGGGTTATTTTTCTGCCAAGTACGTAGACCGGCTTTAGATTTTTCAGACTCAGTAGCACTGAGTACAGTTGTTACAGATGGGAGGTAAAGTCCGCCGCACAGATACTTCCGATAGCCTGCGGATGTTTGGATACGAAAAGGCCGGTCTTGTGTGACCGGCGCAGTGTCATTACTCATAATAAATAATCAATAGTCTTCAGTCATTTCCGGCGCTTCCGCCTGGTAGTAGCTGCTTTGATCTGTAGTTTCGGACTGGCCGAGAAACGTTTGATAGAGCTGACCGACTGCCTGACCAACAGCGTCGGTAACCTGAGCAACAGCGTGAAGTTCATTCCGCAGTGCTGCTACCTCTTGGCGCAGAGCTACGGTGTGGTCCATCAAAGTAGGTGGACGTTGAATAGGAGCAGCAGCCTGCTGTTGAGGCTGCGCTTGGGGTGCTTGAGACTTTGCTTTTTCAATGATCTCAGCAATGCGTGCTTGCATCTCAGGAGGCAAGCCATCAGTATTTACGTTAGACATTAGAATTCAGTTTCCTCTTCTACTTTTTTAGTTTGTTTAGCGGGCTCTACGTGGGCTCCGCGTTTGTCGGTTCCACCAGCTGGAAGGCCTTTCTCGTCAGTTTGCTTCCCATCGAAAGGATCTTTACCTTCAAAGAAGTTAGGTAACCAGATTGAATCCTTTTGGGATGCCCACTCTTGAGCGATTTTCGCTGGCACTTTTCTAACTTTCGGAAGAATACTGTATGTAGTTTCCAGACCGGCTCCCTTACGGCTAATCTTAATCGAAAAATTAGCAAGTCCATCTTCAGTCCAAGTGTAGTCTTCAACTTCTTGGAGGATTTCTGTAAGTTGTTCACGGAGAGATTTTTGTTCAATGAATAAAACTTCCAATCGACCGCGAGCAGCTGATGTAGCTACCCAAGCAAGGAAGCGTCGTGGTTTAACGCTAGTACCGTCAATCTTGGGTCTATCAGGTTTAGCCCAGTCGGTTTCACGTGCGATGTCACTAGGAGTCCCAGGATGACTGCGTGTAACAACGTAGCCAGCAAACTTAAGTTCACCGTCAGGACCAGGTTTCTCTGAAGCGTACTGCCACCCAGTAACCGCGTGTCCGGTTTCGTAGCAGCCGAGCAATCGGAACTCTTCAGATTCACCATCTTTAAGTGAACTAGGTTTGAAGTATGGTTGGGGTTCTCTAGTTTCAATCTTTTCTGTAGGTGCCTCCAGCATTTCTGGTGGCAAAATTTGTAGGGACATATTGTGTGTATATCAACCCTACAAATATAAGAAGTTATTAACTAAAGCGTGGGATAATTTTTGGCATTAAAAAAGACCCTCAAGGGGTCATTTGGGGTACAGGTCAGAAGACGAATGCGTTACAGACCTTACCGTAGTCAACTTCACCGCCAAACACTTCATCAATAGTGTTCTTACTTTCACGTTCAAGCTTGCTATCTACTTTAGATACAGCCCAACCAATACAAGCTTCAGCAAGCTGGTCTCCGTATTTAGCATACACACGTTGTGTTTCAGTTTCACGGAGAGCTCGTTGAGTAGTTTGTTGAGCAGTAGTTGCTGTGGTATTAATTAGTCCACTCGTAGAAAGAGCAAGAGGAAGCCCAACAGCAGCAATAGCGGCAGAACGGACCAGATGATTAACGTCAAAATTCATAATAAGTAAGTAGTGTTTATTTGTTGTAGATGGGACTATCCCAGCCGTACCATTCGTTAGCAATGTATTGCTTACGTTCAGTAATCTGGTGTCGGATCAATCTCCGCGTAGCCAGCTGCTGAGCCGCTCGTCTGTGGATTAGATCGAGCCTTTGCTTGATCTTTCCTAGTAGTGAAGTCACTAGCGACAATGGCGCGATAAGGACTGTCACTATCGTCCTTGCGATATTCACGGATATAACCT